GACAAGGAAGTGATCGAGCTTGCGAAAGCTCGTGGCGTCTACGGCCACGCGCACGAATGCCGGATCATCCACCATCACCCGGGCTACGACGGCGACGAGGCGGCACGCGCCGCCGATCCGCTGTACGCCGCGGCGGTGGAGCGTTCCGAAGCCGATCGCAAGACGTGGATGTCTCGGGTGCCGATCATCGCCGGTTACAAGGCGGGTCGGTCGTGAGGCCCAAGGTCATCGACTGCTTCCCCTACAACAATGAACTGGACATCTTGACCTGCCGGCTGACCGAGTTGTACGACTCGGTTGACGCTTTCGTCATTGTCGAGGCGACACGCGACCACCAAGACCACGTCAAGCCGTTGTGGTACGCCGAGCACGCCGAACGGTTCGCCGCCTGGGCCGACAAGATCGTGCATGTTGTCGTCAACGACGGCGAGATGCCATCCAAGGCACAGGACGCTGACCCGTGGGCGCGTGAGCACGCGCAGCGCGAGTTCATCGGCCGAGGGCTGGCAAGGCTCGACCTGTGCGACTCGGACGTGATCTTGCAGTCCGACGTCGATGAGATCCCGCGAGCACTTCACGCCCGCAACGTTCGCCCGGTCGGCTTCTGGTCGTTCGCTCAGCGAGGTCACTTTTGGGCCGTTGACTATTTGTACCCTCACCCGTGGTACGGGACGGTGGCGGCGACGGTCGGCCACCTCAACAAGTTCCCGGCTGACCGTCGGTTCTCGTACATGCGTGACGTGCGGATGACGGCGCTCAACCCGAGCCACCTAACTGACGCCGGCTGGCATCTGTCGTGGCTTGGTGGCGCCGACGCTGCACTTCGCAAGGTCGGCAGTTTCTGCCACCCGGAGGTCGAGGACCGCATCCGCAACGGGCTGACGTCCGACCAGTTCCTGCGTGACGGCATCCATGTCGACGGCGTGAAGATGCGCCCGGTCGACGTGGACGAGTCGTGGCCGAAATGGATTGTGGAGGGCCACGCACCTGCGTCGTGGTATCGGCCGCGATGACCGACACCTTCGGAGAACAGTGGTTCTGTCAGCAGTCGCAAGACTTGTTGGCCGAGCTTGGTCGGAGCGTCAAGGATGTCGACGGGCTCATCATCGAGATCGGGTCGTGGACGGGCCGGTCGACGTGCGCCCTGGCGAACGCTGTCTACCCTCGGGTGGTTCATGCGGTGGACACCTGGGCAGGTTCGCCTGGCGAGATCAGCAGCGAGTTGGCTGCGCAGCGCGACGTGTTCGCGCAATGGCAGGCGAACATCGCCGAGTTCACGAAGGGCAACGTCATTGCTCACCGGATGGGCTGGCGCGAGTACCTGCCGCAGATCAGCCAGCCGGTCGCGTTGGTGTTCATCGACGCCGAGCACACCGAGGTCGAGGTTCGCGAGAACATCGCGGCGGTTCTCCCGCTGGTTGCTCCTTCGGGAGTGATCTGCGGCGACGACGTCCACCACGCGCCGGTGCGTGCCGGAGTTGTCGCAAACCTGAAGGTGCGCGAAGTGAATGTCGGCGCGACGTTGTGGTGGTGGCGGCGATGAACATGCTCGAGTTCAACTACGCGCAGGCGTGCCAGACGCCGTCGGACATCTACCTGCATCTGCCTCGCATGGTCGAGATCGTGGAGGCGCTCAACGCTCAGCATGTGCTCGAGCTGGGCACCCGCACTGGTGTGTCGACGACGGCGTGGCTGTATGCCCTTGAGCGCACGGGTGGCCGGTTGACGTCGGTCGATCTGGACACCAAGCCGCCGATCGGCGAGTTCGATCACTGGACGTACATCCAGGGCGACGACTGTGACCCGGCGATCATCGACCAGCTCGAACCAGCCGACATCGTGTTCATCGACACGTCGCACTGGTATCGGCACACGGTGCAGGAGTTGGCGATCTACCGGTGGATGGTGAAGCCGGGTGGCGTGATCTGCATGCATGACACTGAGCTTCCGTGGCCTGAGGGTTCACAGCCTGGCGACCCACGGTTCCCGGTGAAGCGGGCGCTCAACGAGTTTCTGGCCGAGACGGGCTGGGAGCACATCAACTACCCCGACTGTTGGGGTTTCGCGGTCATCAAGGTTCCGAAGGAGTAGCGCATGGCGATTACCAACGGCTACGCCACCTTGGATCAGTTCAAGGAGCAGATGCGCCTCAAGGTCAACGACCTCGTCGAGGATGCTCGCGCTGAACTGTCGATCGCCGCGGCGTCACGTCAGATCGACGCCCACTGCGGCCGCCGGTTCTGGCAGGACGCGACAGTGGTCGACCGGCAGTTCTACGCCGACAACTCGCGCATCTGCCTTGTGGACGACATCTCCACGCTGACCGGTCTGGTCGTGAAGGTCGATGACGATGACGACGGGACGTTCGAGACGACGTTGACGATCACGACGAACTACATCGTGCGGCCGTTGAACGCTGCGGACATGGTGCCGGTTCACCCGTTCGACGAACTGGTGCTTGTCGACTCGAACGGTGCCGTGTCGTTCCCCGTGCATGGCACCGGCCGTCCGGGCGTGCAGGTCACCGCGAAGTTCGGTTGGCCGGCGATCCCCGACGACGTGACCAAGGCGTGTCTTGTGCAGGCTGGTCTGTTGTTCAAGGCTGATGATGCGTCGCTGGGTGCGATCCAGTTCGCTGACGCCGGCGTTGCTCTGCGGATGCAGAACCGGTTGCACCCCGTCGCCGAGGCGCTACTCGAGCCGTACTGCAAGCCGAGGGTCGGATGACGACGGTCAGCGAAGTCCGCGAGCAGCTCGCCGGGATCATTGACGACAACATCGAAGGCTTGCGCGGTTCGGCGATCGTGCCGGATCAGATGGTCGGCCCGATCGCTGTCGTGTCTCGTCGCGCGTTTGACCCGCGTTACGTGTTCTCCGGGGCGAAGGCGCAGTACGAGTTCACGGTGACGATCTACACGCCCCGTGCGGCCGATCGTGCGGCACAGAACCTGCTCGATGACTGGGTGGAGCTGTCCGGCGCCACGTCGGTGATCGCCGCGTTGCAGGACGAGGACAACTGGCAGAACGTCACGGTGGATTACGCGCAAGTGGTGAACGTGAGCGAGGTGCAAGCAGTGTCGGTTGATACCGCCGAGTACCTCGCCGTCCGACTCGATGTAGAGGTGGTCTTCTAATGGCTTTCGTCTCAGCGCAAGCGTCGCGGGTTGCGGTCGGATTGCTGAACGCATCCGGCTACGCACGTGGCTACAACCTGACGGCCGCGACGGCGGCGCTGGATACGACGGTTCTGTCGGACACGGCTAAGACGTTCATCATCGGCCAGGACGAGTCCTCCGGCTCGCTGGACATGCTGTTCGACACGATCGGCACCACGAACCTTCAGTACTCGGCGCTCACGGCACAGAAGGCCACAGGGCCGTATCCGTTGACGCTGTGCCCTGACGGGTTCACGACCGGCCAGGTTGCGGTCATGGTGAACGCTCACCTCGGCAACTTCACCGGCGTCGCGCCTGTCGCTGATGTGGTGACGTGCTCGGCGGCGTTCCAGTCGACGGGCAACTTCGACGTCGGCACGGTGGTCGAGAACTTCACGGCGATCACAACGACCGGCAACGGCACGGCTCGCGATGGTGCGGCCGGTACGACCAACGGCGGCGTAGCGCATCTGCATGTGTCGGCGTTCTCCGGGTTGACGTCGGACACAATCACGATCGAGCACAGCGTCGACGGTTCGACGTCGTGGGCGACGCTCGTGACGTTCACCGCTGCGACCGCTGCGACGTCGCAGCGTGTCGAGGTGGCGGCTGGCACGACCGTGCGCCGCTATCTGCGTGTCGTCGACACGGTTGTCGGTACGGGTTCGGCGACGCGTTTCGTGTCGTTCGCTCGCCGCTAGTCCCCCTCCACCCCCTTCAGTTCCAAGGAGCAATCATGGCTTTTCGCGCGGGTACAACCTCGTTCGTGATGATCGACGGCGTCAACGGCGCCGGCACCAACGTGTCCCGGTATTCGGACAACTTCTCGTGGCCGCAGTCGGTCGACACGCTCGACGTCTCCGCCTTCGGCACCGCCGCCAAGGCGTTCATCAACGGTCTGACCGACGGTGACACGGTGACGATCTCGGGCCCGTATGACGCCCCGATGTTCACCCTGTTGACGGCAGTCAAGGCCGCGCAGTCGGCTGGTTCGTCGACGTCGACGATCCTGTGGGGCCCTGGTGGTTCGGTCGCTTCCGAGGCTCGCATCTCGGCTGAGGCGTGGGTGACGCAGGTGTCACTGTCGTCGTCGGTCGGCGGTCGTGTCGACCTGTCGGCGTCGTTGCAGATCACCGGGGCTGTCACCAACACGGTCTTCTAGGTCGTGGCTACCAGCCCCGACCTTGCAGCGTTCGCGCTCAAGGTCGACAAAGTGCTGAACGAGCTTGACGACCCGGCTTTGTTTCGCGCTGTTGGCATGGAAGGCAAGAAGCTTGCCGATCGCGCTGTCCGCAACGACATCGGCGACATGTCGATGTCGGGGTGGCGCCGCGGCAACCCGTTCGACGTGAAGTCACGGTTCGACGTTGCTGAGCGGACAGTGGAGATCAGTCCCGAGCGGCGGGCCAAGGGGCCGATGCGTGTACTCGAGGAGGGTCGCAAGGCGTACAACGCCGGGGACTCTCGTTCGTCCGGGTCGCGTGTCCGAAAGCGTGACGGGGCTGTCATCGCCAAGTCGCGCAAAGTGAAGCGCAATGTCGGCGCTCATGGCGGCAAGAGCACGTGGTCGGACGCTACGGCCGACATGGAGCGCGAGTTGCCGAAGACGGCTCATCAGCACGTGACAAGGGTGCTGCGTAAGCACTTCTAAGAGGAGACGATCTTGGCAACGTTCAGCGACAAGATCCGGCTTCTGTTTGAGGTCGACGACAAGGGTTCGTTCGGCAAGATCAAGCGCGACATCGCTGACGCCGACGGCGCTACTGGCAAGCTGAAGGCCGGGTTCTCTGGCCTCGGCGACACGCTCAAGGCCAACACAGCAGCCGCAGCGGTTGCCGCTGGCACGGCGCTGGTTGCGTTCGGCGTGAAGGCAGTCGGCGCGTTTCAGGATGCAGCGCTCGGCGCCGGCAAGTTTGCTGATGCGACGGGCCTCGCGGTGGAGGATGCGTCGCGCTGGATCGAGGTGGCGGGCGACCTCGGCATCGAGGCAGGGACGATCCAAGGGGCGTTCCAGAAGCTGAACAAGTCGATCGCCGACGGCAAGCCCGCACTGTCGGAGTACGGCGTCGAGATCGTCAAGACCAAGGACGGCGTGGTCGACGCGAACGCCACGTTCATCAACGCGGCGACGACGATCGGCAAGATCGAAGACCCGACGAAGCGGGCCAAGGCTGCGCAGGAGTTGTTCGGCAAGAGCTACGGCGAGGTCGCCGAACTGCTCGAGATGTCGGCCGGTGACGTGCAGACGGCGCTGGCTGGCGTGTCTGACGCGAAGGTCATCGACGAGGACGAGTTGCGCAAGGCGCGCAACTTCCGCGAGTCGATGGACAACCTGCGCGACAAGCTCGAGGATCTAGCGCTCACCGTTGGTGAGTCGTTGGTGCCGCAGTTGGCGAGTCTCGCCGAGCAGGCGGTCGAGGTTGCTGAGGTCGGCGTGAAGGTCGGCGGCAAGTTCGCCGACGTGTCACAGGCGTTGTACGGCGTCGCGAGGTCGTCGATGGACACCGAGGAGGCGCTGTTTAATCTGGCCCCGGCCATCGAGCGCGCCGGACTGGACTTCGACAAGACGTTCATGGCGGTTATCAACGGCGAAACGACGCTAACGGCATTGACCGCGGCGCTTGAGCTGAACGACGCCAAGCTGAACGCTGTCACCGACTCCGTGTCGACGTTCGAGCGTCGGATGCAGTCGAGCTACATCGACACCATCAACGACGCCGAGCAGGCGACCAAAGACCTTGAGCAGGCGACCAAAGACCTCGAGGGCGCGTACAGCGACCTGCGTGGTGAGATCAGCGACGAACAGGCGTGGCTGAGCCTTGAGGATTCCATGCGGCAATACCGCTGGGATCTGGCTGAGGGCAAGCTGTCAAACGACGAAATGCGCGTCGCTGCCAACGATCTCAAGCTTGAGTTGATCGACGTGCTTGAGTCGATTGAGGACGTCCCCGCACAGAAGCAGACCGAGATTCTGGCCCTGATTGACCAGGGCAAGTTCGACGAGGCCGAGCTGGCTCTCAGCCACCTGACGCGTCAGCGTGCGGTCGCGATCAACCCGACGACCGGATTCGCGCTTCCGAACGTGTCGACGGGCCGTGATGGCCGTCGTGCGATGGGTGGCCCGGTGTCGGCCGGCGGGTCGTATCTCGTCGGCGAGAACGGGCCCGAGGTGTTGCAGATGGGCAGCGCTGGCGGGAACATCGTGCCAAACCATGCGCTCGGCGGGTCGATGAATGTAGTCATCAACACCGCTGCCGATCCGAACAGTGTGATCGCCGCGATCAAGCAGTACGAGCGGCTCAACGGCAAGGGCTGGCGGTCGTGACGATCAGCTTCGGTTCGGCCTACCCGGACCTGACGCTCACCGTCAACTTCTCGGGCTCCACGTGGACCGACATCTCGGCCTACGTGCGGTCGTGCGACACGAACCGTCCGAGCTCGGACGAGACGGGCCGCTACTCGCCGGGTACGGCGACGATCGTGCTTGACAACCGTGACGGCCGGTTCACTCCGGCGAACCTGTCGGGTCCGTACGTGTCGGGCGGTGTGTCGCAGGTGTTGCCGGAGATCGGCGTGCGCCTGAAGGCGACGTGGTCAAGCGTTGACTACAACCTGTTCTGCGGCATCGTGGAGGACTGGCAGGACGAGTTCCCCGAGTTGGGCTACGACGCCGTCACGGTGCTGACCGTCATTGACCGGTCGTCGTTGGTCGCGCAGTGGAACGGGTCGTCGGTGACTGCGGTCGGCGACGGCGAACGGTCAAACCTAAGGGTCGGCCGC